GCTCAAGAGTTTCAAGATTTATCAAGTTTAAATCTTGAGTTATTATATCAAAACTGCTGTAAATATTTTCCAAGTAGCTGCAATAGGTATTTTTGCTAGCGTGGATTTGTTCTAAGAGTTCACGGTTCGTTAAGTATTTGATTTTAATTGCAGCGGTTATAGTCAATATTTGTCTCCAAAATCATCAAGATTATAAACCCGGTATTTGTCAGTGTCAAAATCCCGGTTTTTCGTGCTATAAATATAACAAACCTGGAGTCTTATATTTATGGGCCTAAGAAAATCTTCAAATCAAGCATCTCCGGGGCCTACTCAAGCCCCAGATATACAGCCTGCAGATGCTCCTGATACGTTCGAATCAGATGTATTTAAACCCTTTAATACTTATAGCGAACTAAGCGGGGCAGTTTTAGGCGCACGATTTGCTGAAAGAAGTGTTGGTCGTGAAACACAACGACAGCTAACAGTAACTCAAAATGCATTGCAGGGAATAGATCCCACTAAACTAGAGGATACCACAGCCAACAATGCGGTTTCTGGGCCTAGTGCAACTGATTTGCGTGCTCGTTTACGTGCTAAGCCCAACAGCGTAGCATATAAGTTATTATATGCAGATAATCCTTGGGTTAACTTACAAAACTATGGTGGAATGATTTGGCCATATACACCAAATATTACATACAATCAAGATGTACAGTATGATAGTCTTAACGCTGTTCATACCAATCAAGAAATTTTAGCATATAGTAGAACCAGTGCCCCAACTATCACAGTATCAGGTAGTTTCAGCAGTCAAACTCAGCTAGAAGCCCGATATAATTTAGCCTGCTTGCATTTTCTGCGCTTGATTACAAAAATGAGTTTTGGTGCTAGTGTAAATCCACAACGAGGAACTCCTCCACCTGTGTTATACTTTGATGCGCATGGTGGTGGTATGTTTTTAAACATTCCTGTAGTTGTGAAAAATTTCGCTATTACACTGCCTAATGATCCTGACTATGTTACTGTGACTGCTAGTCCGCAGTCTAAGGTAACAAGGGTGCCTGCAATATTTGATATATCTGTTTCTTTAACAGTGCAACATACCCCGCGCCAACTGAGAGAATGGAGTATTGAAAAGTTCCGCAGTGGTGGATATATAACCAGCGTTTCCATGAAAAAAGCAGGATGGATATGATTAAATCTTTCTATAATAACAACAGCTATTACAAGCTAACACCACAAGTAAATCAATATGTCACGTATTTAGATTACTGGCAGCCTCCAGTTTTAACTACAGGGGCTGACGACGCAGTTATTACTTTGCCTGAAAAATATAAACATCGTCCTGACTTATTAAGTTACGATGCATATGGAACTCCAAGATTGTGGTGGATTTTCGCAGTTTACAACAGTGATACTTTACAGGATCCTATATATGACATGATACCTGGCGTACAGATCTATGTTCCCAGTAATCAAACTCTAGCAGGGTTATTGTAAAATGAATTGGTTTTCTCGCGCTATAGATTATCTCGTGACGCCCAGTACTCCAAATGCACAGCAGCAACGCATCGCTGAACAACAAGAGCGAGGCGCACAAGCAGCAGACCAAGCCGCAGCAGCACGGCCAGTTGTTGCTCCTGAAAGACCTGATGTAATTGGAGCAGCTATAAAAACAGCTAATCAACGCGGCGACACTGCCACTATTAAAAATCTTGCAGACTTAGCTGGCCAAGCTAGCAGATCAAACTATGATGCTGTTACCAAAGCTGCCTTGGGTTATATACAACAAACTGATGCTCTGCAAGGCGAAGCACCTATACGAACAGCTGGCACAATAAGGCAAGTTTCTCAAAATGTTGAAACTATTGACTTTGATGCCCTAACTCGTGAGAGCATGCGACCTAATCCACTTGATGAATATGCAAACTATACTTACCATATAAAGTTTTGGATGACTAGTGAAAGTCTATCAGAAACAGTTTCTAGCAGCAAAGGTGTGGTAGATGCTATACCAAAAGTAGTGATTGCTGAAAGTGGAGCAACAGCAGGATTTAACATAACTGAGTTTACTCTGCGTAACTTGGTGGGAACAAACAACGAAACCCGCAACATGCCCAGTGTGAGCTATACTATGAAAATCATAGAGCCCTACGGCTTCAGTTTGCCTGATAGATTGAACTCCACAGCTCAACAGTTTGGTACTATTAACTGGCAGCGTGCTAAGTTTTTCATAGAAGTTTGGTTTGTGGGATATGATGAAAATGGCGCACCAGTTGACCAAGCATTATTTCATCAAATCTATCGTGTTGTAATTACCACAATCAACTTCAGCGGCAATGAGGGTGGTGGAAGTTACGAAGTACAAGGTATCATGGATGGACAAATTGGCTATACTAATCAACTAGATTTGCAAACTAGTACGATATCTGTAAGTGCCACTACAGTAGGAGATTTTTTTGATAAGTTTCAGAAAGCACTGAACTTCAATCAAGAAACTCTTGCATTGGGCACGGCTCCGTTAGCACAATATGAAATTCGCTTGCCAAATGAAATGCGCTCCTGGCAGATGAATAAAAGCCGTCTTAGTGATGATCAGCGCAGCAAGAACATGAACATTAAAGCCGAGGGCAACACAGTTCAGATAACTGCTACGAAGGGCATTGACTTCAGTAGCTTGGTTTACCAAACACTTAGCTTGTGTGATGAGTTTAAAAATTGGACACAGGGTGGGCAAAATCAACAAGGCAGCGTAACTACTTTAACACATGGCTTGGTCAAAAATGTTAAAATCCACAGCAAGGTAAGCTATGTGGGCTATGATTTTCGTGCTGGCAAATATGTGGAAAAAGTCACCTATACAATTGTTCCCTATTGGGAAACTCGGGTGCGTGGAGAAGATATTCCCACTATACGGGCTGTGGAAAAGCGCAATGTGCAAATGCAAAAACTCAAGTTTTTGTTAACAAGTGGTAGAATTAAAAAACGATATGAATGGATTTACACAGGTTTGAACTTAGATATTATAAAATTTGATTTAAAAGTCAACAACTTTTTTGCCATAGCCACAGTACCTTATGCCGGAACAAACAACTACAGCAATCAAACTATTGGCCCCCTAGCTAATGACAAAGCAAGTGCATGGGAACAACGATTAGCTCAATATCGCAAAGCCAAAGAGAGATATAATGCCTTGCCAAAACAAATTCAAGAAGCTGAACGTCTTGTAGAAGGCTTACAAAATGCCAATCAAAAACTACGTGGACTAACTGCTCAACTACAAGAGAAGGATTCTTATGGTGAATTAAGGGTTTTGGGGGCTGAGAGGTTGATTTTATTACGGGAGCGACAGCAGATAGTAGCAAACATTCCAGGACTTAACACTGCTCAACAACAAGTTGCTGCCTTGCAACAAGAACGTAACACCTTGGAACAAAATCTCAGACAACAAACACAAGACTTTGTGGATTTTTACGATCGTGAACCCAGTGCTATTATCCAAGATAACCCACAAGCTTTGGCTCGACGACGTGGTGTAGAACAGTTACGCAGCAGATTTGCCGCGGTGAACCAAGAAAACCAACAGCTTTTTGTTGAAGATCAAGACATTATTGATCCAGATTTTCCCTACGTTAACACAGTTATTCCTAATGATGCTGCCCGGCAAGCAGATGGCAATCAAGGCGCTGCCAGTCAGCAAACTCCTACATTTAGCACTAATCAAATAAACTATCCTAAAAGTCGTAGTTTGTTTGGCAGCGTGATTGGCAACTTTGACAGTGCCAATAAAGAAATGATAAAAATTGATTTGGAAATACGTGGAGATCCTTGGTGGATGGGACATAGCAACATTGATATTGACGCGGCTGTTCCTGATAAGTTAGCAGATCTTAATAGCAACTTCGCAGAACTGATTGGCGGTGATAACATGTATTATCTTACCTTCCGCAGCGGACAAGCTCCCAATCCTGAAACAGGATTCATGGAGTTTACACAAAACAATCAGTTTGTTGATGGATTTTATCTGGTTATTCAAGTGAAAAATATCTTTGCAAATGGTAAGTTCTCGCAGGTATTAACCAGTTGCAAAGATACATTTAGTCAACATGGTAATACTGCCATGGACAGTTATATCAAGAAAGCCGATGAGGCTGCTAAAAAAACAGAACAAGCAAGAATAGCACCTGCTAGCCCTGTACAGCCACAACGAAACTTACAGCCTTTGGGAAATCCTAGTGGCGATGTTTCAGGATATTAATAAATGGTATTATTAACTAGAACAAGTGATACTCCCGATGAGTACGGCTTACAACCACAAGGTAGAACACCTTTACTTGACAAAATGTATGTGGGGTTTGTAAGAGAAACTGATGATGACAGCCGCATGGGTCGCCTTAGAGTTTGGATTCCAGAAATATCAGGCGGCGATGGTCTAGACCCTAGCTCGTGGTTTATTGTCAGCTATTGCAGTCCGTTTGCTGGGGCTACTAGTGTCTACAACAACAAACCCAATGATACAAGTTACACAGCCAGTCAACGCAGTTACGGCATGTGGTTTGTGCCACCTGACAAAGACAACGAAGTAATAGTTGCGTTTATAAACGGCGATAGCAGCAAAGGCATTTGGCTTGGTTGCTTGTATCAGCAAAACATGAACAACATGGTTCCTGGTATTGCAGGCAACGGCGGCACAAATGGCGCACCTGTTGTGGAATATAACAAACGCAACCAATATAATGGTGATCCCAGTGAAACTTCTCAAAGGCCCGAGTTTGAACCTCTGCGTGACGCACTTTTACGACAAGGCCTGCTAGATGATCCAATTCGTGGGATTACCAACGCCAGCGCCCGGCGTCCTGACCCTATCAATAATGCTTATGGAATTCTAACGCCGGGTGGTAACCAAGTTGTTTTTGACGACAATCCTGGAAACCGCTTTATAAGATTACGTACGCAGTCAGGTGCACAAGTGCTAGTTAACGACAGCACTGGTTGTGTTTACATGAACAGTGTGGATGGCAAAAACTGGGTGGAACTCAGCGGTGGCGGTGAAATTGATATATATGCTCAAGCTGACATCAGCATAAGGACTCAAGGAAGCTTGAACTTACGGGCTGATTTAGATGTGAATATTGAAGCTGGCCGCAGTGTTTTTATAAAAGCACGTGACGAAGCTTTGGGCCCTATACCTGACATTGCTATTTTCTTGGACATTACTGATGCTCAAAACTTAATTATTGGTAAAGAACAATATACGTATGTTGGTAACTGGCAAAGTAGTTTGACTAATCAAATTAGCAACTCCAGTGTGGTTTTTACTGATGGTCTTTTAGTGGAGTTTAGGCGCAATCTTGATACCACTTACAACTTGATTAGCTATGTGGTTTCAGGGGTTGGTAAAAGTATTGAACTTAACCCCAGTCCTGTAGCAACACGAACTACTGATGGAGGTTTGATCAAACTCGAAGCTGCTAAAGACATGCATTTGATGAGCCATGATAACATGTACCAGACCAGTTTGAAAGAAACACATCGCAGTGCAGGAACCAATATATATGAAACTAGCTATGGCAATTACGATAGAAAAAGTGGTGGCTATTTGCGTGACACTGCTAGCGGAGAGTTTGGAGTTTTGTGTGCAGGAAACTATGTGTTAAGTTCTGCCCGTATAGACATGAATGGACGTAATGCGCCGCAAGCTGCTGTAGCTAAACCAGCCACAAGCACAGTCAGCTTGTTGCAAAAAGACATGCAAATTATAACTGAAGGACAGTTTAGGTATATCTTGATTAACACCATCATGCCTAGATTGCCTTATCATGAACCCTATACTGGGCACAGTGGCAGAGTTGATGGTTTGAATGGAAGTGTGGAACAAAACACAAATGGTGGATTGAAAACTGGTCAAGTTATAGCAGGGCAAGACAAACCTTTGGATCTTGTAGGTAGTCCCCGAGAAGGCATGCCAGCAGGCAGATACAGTGGGCAAGGATATGACGAAAAAGGCAGCCCTATATACAAGTTTGAAGGTAATAGCACTGATCTGGTATCAGTTGCAGGGCTAAAAGCCAGTCCCAGTCTTGCACGTTTTATAACAGAATTTGAATCATCAAGAGCCGATGTACATCCAGATCCCAAAGGGAATCTTACTGTAGGAGTTGGGCACAAACTAACTGCTCAAGACATTTCCTCTAATAGCGTCTTGATAGGAGGGGTGCGTGTGCCATTGAGTCGAAACTTGAGCCAACCAGAAATACAAACGTTGTTGTTGCAAGATATTGCAGCCGAAGGTGAAACATACGTCCGACGTTTGGTCAAAGTGCCTTTAACCCAAAATCAATTTGATGCCTTATGCAGTTTTACATTTAACATAGGTGGAGGGAGACTTGCCAGCAGCACTTTATTAAAGGAACTTAACAAAGGAAACTATGCAGATATTCCCAACTTGCTTATGGAATGGACAGGAAAGCCCCTATTACGGGGCTTGGTTACACGACGAGAAAGGGAGGCTTTGCTGTGGCGTGGTAAACTGTAACAGCCCCGCCAACCAGCTAGATGTGCTACCAACACTTGGCCCAGCTGTTGATGCTGCGATCTTCGCAAGGTTTAAAACTACTAAACGCATGC